AAAAGTGTATTAGATAAAAGTGTATTAGATAAAAGTGTATTAGATAAAAGTGTATTAGATAAAAGTGTATTAGATAAAAGTGTATTAGATAAAAGTGTATTAGATAAAAATTTAAAGTTTCGTGAAAACATAATAGGTGTAATAATGAGACAAACCGATTATACAGAACATTATATAAGAGATAAATTAAATACTAAAACGGCAACTGAAATTATAAAAGAATATATGAGTGATATAAAAGACATAGATAAAAAAGATTTTGATAAATATACTGATAATAAAATAACAAAAAATCAAATTATTTATAAAGAAATACGTAAATTTATGAATAAATCTTCAATGTATAAATAAGAATAAATCTTCAATGTATAATAAGAATAAATAATATAATGTTTTATAATATAATTTATATATCTAATGTTTCAATATAATTCATAATATATGTGAATACGTCAGTTGCAACGGAACAACATTCTGAAATAATATTTATAATTTCATTTTTATTTACAGAATCATTAAAAGCAATTCTGATAATAGAGTCACTATCGTGAGGATGTATTTTTCTAAAACCACAAAAAGATAATTTATTTTTATAATAATTATTATAAAGTATAAATTCAATAACTTTTCCCAATGTATAATCTTCTCCAATTAATTTAATATCATAACAATTAATAATAGTGGAATTAGAATTATATATTAAATCCTGGTCTTCTAATATGGAATTTTTAAATTTTTGTAATTTATTAAACATAACGTTACAAGCTTTAATAATAATATTTTTATTACTATAAACACCAATAGTTTCAATAATAAAGTCAAATGAGTTTTTTAATGTAATTCGTTTCGCATCTAATAGTAACCAATCTTTTTTATAAAACTCAATTTCATCTAGAGTTTTTTCTTCTTTTAATAATATATTTTTCTTATCATTCCAAATATTATTAATTTTTTCAATATCTTGTGTAAAACCATATGAACACGTAGAAACCATATTCCAAGAAGCATTATTTTTAGCTATCCCATAATCAAATTTTGAAGAAAACATAAGATGTTCTCCATGTATATCATCGCTAATTTTAGGTCTAATTCTTGCGAATTCGATAAAATCGCCAGTTATATTATTTTTAGGGAAAATAATATCTCGTTGTTCTTTAGATAAATAAGTATCACTATTAATATCTTTAATTTTAAAATCTTCGGTAGTAATATATTTAATGGTTTCAGTATCATTTTTAACATCAACTTCTACTAAATAATTATTAATAGGGAATTCTAAATCATTAATATAAATAGGAACACACGTAAGTCTTTGTTTAATTAATTCATTATTCATTCTAGTAGTATTAATTTCAATATCACAAAGATTATCTTTATGTGGAAAAGTTCTAAAAACAACACAAGAAATTTCAGATATAATAATTCTTCTTAAAGCATTAACAAAACTAACATTAATATCACTAATAGTAAATTTTAAGGTATCTTTATCATTAATCATATTACTAAAGGAAGGGTTCATTATGTTATTTATAATATATATTAAATAATTATTTATAAATCAATTTTATAAATAATATTAAGTTTAAATCATATTCTTTTTATTAATTATAATATAATAATGAGTAGTATATTGTATTATAGTAATTATTGTGATAATTGTAAAAATTTGCTTCAAATATTTACAAGGTTAGGTTCCGATGAATTAAATAAAGAATTTCATTTTATAAATATAGATAATCGAATTAAACGTGCAAAAGATACTTTTATTATATTAAAAAATAAACAAGAGATATTATTACCCCCATCTGTAACAAGTGTACCTGCGTTGTTGTTTCTAAATAAAGGTTATCATGTAATGTTTGGTAATGATATATTACAATATTTAGAAAATAAACAACAACAAATTGTTAGCAAAGAAACTAATAATGTTAATGATGAACCATCCGCATTTATGATAAATTCAAATAATTTATATGGTGTAACGTCTGATACTTATAGTTTTTTAGATCAGAATCCTGATGATCTGTCAGCAAAAGGAAATGGAGGAATGAGACAACAACATCATTATGCAGGATTAGATTATAATAATAATATAGAAACACCACCAGATAATTATTCACCTGATAAAATTGGTGATATATCTATGGAAAAAATAATGGAAGATAGAAATAATAATATTAAATAGAAATAATAATTTAAATAAAATATTAAATATAATATATTAATATGGATAAGAATATGTTGTTAAGAGCATTTAATAATCATTTTTTGGAAATGATAGATGATATAATTTTAGTTTTTCCTTCAGATATTGAAATATCAACATTTAAATCTGTGTTAAATAAAATAAATAAAATAAATCCTAAACTTTCTATGAGAGTTTTTAAAGAACATATTATAAAAGATTATTCTAAACAAATAGATGATGGTGATATTAATTTTTTTATTAATAAAGATTACAATAATGATTTATCAGGTTTATCCAATTCAAATATAATTTTAAAAAAAATAGAATACTTGAAAACTCCAGTAAAACATATGTCAAAATCAAATCAAGATAATGTTTTGAAATATATTCAAAATTTGAAAAAATTGTGTTTACTATATGAAACCAAATAATAAAAATTATAATTATAATAATAAAACAAATTTATATTTAAACAAATATATTTTTATTTAAATATAGTATGGATGAAAAAAATATGGATGAAAAAAATATGGATGAAAAAATGGATCATTTAAAAAAAATAGTAATAGACTTATTAAATGATATTTTAACTACATTTCCAGAATATAAGAATGAATTAAACACCGACCTAGTTAATATATTAAACAATAATGAAAATAGTGATACATCAATATCATCATTATTTGAATACTTCAAATTAATTTATCCAGATAAATTTTTTGATATACTTTATCAAAATGAAGAAGTATTTAGTAAAGAAGACGTTGATTGTCATTTTCTACCAGGTATAGATTTTAAATTATTATGGAAAGAAAATATATCAGAAAATACTAGAAATACTATATGGAAATATTTACAATTAATATCATTTACTATAGTAACGAGTATATCTGATGGTAGTAGTTTTGGCGATACATCAAAAATTTTTGAAGAAATGAATGGAACAGATTTTAAAGATAAGTTGGATGAAACTTTAAATAAAATGAAGGATATGTTTTCTGATAATGAATGTATAAATAATGACAATTTACCTAAAACTGACGACATACATGAACACATAAATAATATGATGGAAGGTAAATTAGGAAAATTAGCAAGAGATATCGCAGAAGAAACAAGTAAAGAATTAGATATAGATTTGGAAGGTTCAAAAGATGTAAATGATGTATTTAACAAATTACTGAAAAATCCAACTCAATTAATGAATATGGTAAATAAAGTTGGTAATAAATTAGATGAAAAACTAAAATCAGGTGATATTAATGAAACTGAATTAATGGAAGAAGCAAGTCTATTAGTTAATAAAATGAAAAATATGCCTGGTATGAATGATATTGCTAGTATGTTAAGTAAAATGGGAATGAGTAGTGGTAAAAATAAACTAAATACAAAAGCGATGACCGCGCATATGGAACGTGGAATGAAGGTTGAACAAAATAAAGAAAGATTAAGACAAAAATTAGAACAAAGAAAAGTAAATCAAGAGAATAATATGGATAAGAAACATATGGTATTTTCAAAAGGAGAAAAAGTAGAAAAAAGTTATAAAACAGATAATAATATCAAGAAGAATAAAAAGAAGAAAAAGAAGAAAAATAAAAAATAACATAATTCTATATATAAATTATAATGATGACCCCTATATGGACGAAAGACCCTACTATTCTATTTAAAAAAAATCATATAAATCAATTATTTCCTAATAAAAATATGATAATCGAAGAAAAAATAAATTCTGTATCAAGATTAATTATAGTATTAACATTATTATCATATTTATTAAATAGTAATTTAAAAATATTATTATCTGGTTTTATAACTTTATTATTAATTATGTTATTTTATACTTTTAAAATAAAAAAACAAAACGTAGAAAGAAATATTGAAAATTTTTCAAATCCAAAGGTATATTCTGACATTAAGCAATTATTTAGTGAACCTACTGAAAAGAACCCTTTAATGAATGTATTATTACCAGAAATAAACGATACACCAAATAAAAAAGAAGCAGCACCTACTTATAACCCTAAGGTTGAAAAAGAAATAAATAACAAAATAAAAGATATGATAGTTGACAATTTTGATAATAAAGAGAATATTAGGGATAAATTATTTAATGATTTAGGCGATAATTTAAACTTTGAACAATCCATGAGAAGTTGGCATGCTACTCCAAATACAAGAGTTTGTAATGATCAAAACGCATTTGCTGAATTTTTATATGGAGATATGATTTCTTGTAAAGAAGGTAATGAATTGGCATGTACAAATTCTATGCCGCCAAGATGGATGAAACCTTAATTTAATTTAATATAATGTTTTAATAAAAAATATATAATCATTATATAATGTTCTCAAAGTATACATTAAATAATACTTCTAGAATAGGTGATGATGAATGTGATAAAAGTCAAGAAAATATACAAAATTCGAATTACTCACAATATATGTTAACAAATTATTCTCCAGAATGCCCTATATCTAATGCTATTGATTTTGCAACAAGTCAACTTAATGTAAATTATAAAGGAAGTCATCAAGTAGGTTTAGGTGGTTGTAATATAGATGATAATAGTGATTTATTATTAAATGATATTACTAGATCACCTTGTCGTATTAGTTTATTTCAACGTCCTTTTGCGACAGTTCCATATTTAGGTAGGGGGAAATCGAATCCACTATTAGAAGCTCAATTACAACAAGGAGACCAAAATTTAAATAAAAAAAGTATTAACCCAAGTAGCGAAATATGTTATATGAAATATAGTAACACTCCACTATTACAACCACTAAAAGAAACTATTGCGAATCCAAATAATTTAATTGAAGATAACGCTGCAAAAGGTTGGATACGTGGTGGTGTTCCTTCAAGAGAATTGACAAGAGGAAAAGATTACGATAATAGTATAAGAAACTAATTTAATAACTTTAATTTAATAACTTTAATTTAATAACTTTAATTTAATAACTTTAATTTAATAACTTTAATTTAATAAATAATTCAAATGATTTAAATTCAAATTTGTATTATTTATTAAATAAATATTATGTATAACTCACAATTATTATGCACGTATGATAAAATAGATTTTAATTATCAAGAAGATTTATATAGAGTTCAATTATTACAAGCTTTATATTGTAATAAATTCAATGAAGGTGTAATAAATAATAAAGTAGAAAATTTATACAATTCATTAAAAAACGAGTTATTCATTAAACAAATTTTAGAAAAAATGAAAAGTTCGAAAAATTTAGAACTTTTCATACATTTATTAGGATTAAATACGGATGATGTATTATTTAGATTTTTATTTAAATTTGAATATTTTGTTTTTTTTCATAAATGTTTATGCGAATATTATAATAATAAATGTGTTTCAAAAAAAACGTTAGATAATTTATTAAATATTATATAATTAAATATTATATAATTAAATATTATATAATATAATATGGCATCTACTAGAAATAAAAACACGATTGGTAATTATCAATTACAGCAAAAAGGTATTAACTTAATAGATAATTATAATAGTTATTTATATTCATCAAGACCAACTCAAAATAAAATACCTTGTCTAGGTTTTAACCCATCATACATGCCACGAGAAGCTTTGTCAAAAAACTCTATCGATATAGAAACAAATTTATTTGGGATAAATTCAACAAATTTAGTAGAAAATAAAGAACAGGTAAACCCACAATTAATACAAAATGATAGTGTTACATTTTTTAATAGATTACCATTAATTATGCCAAACGATTATAAAATAAGCGATAACCAACGTCCATTAAGAAATTAGTATTATTCAAGACATTAACCGAATCCATATATTTTTGGGTTTATAATTATTGAACTCAAATTTACAAAATAAATAAGGTTTATCATAATAATATATTTAAGAGAGTATATAAGCGTCCTAAAATAAATAAAATATATCTATAAAGTCGGTGTTTTCATTTTCATAATTACATTAAACGAACGAATCAATCCCGGTATTTTTTTTATGATACATTTTCATAAAAAATTTATACAAATTAATTACTATCATAAAAATTCCAAATAAATAAAAATTTGTTTTATGCTCACCTTCTAAACATATTTTTTTTGTATTAAGATGATTGAAGAAATATATTAACAACATACCAATTCCTAAATGAAAAACAGTATGTGCTATATGATCGATTTCCATTATAATATTTTCTGTTTTAGTAAGCGTTTTTTTTTTATGATTATAATTACCACCTCTCATATATAATATAATTAATCCAAAAATTACCCATATTACTTTACTAAAAATAGTTGTATATGTAAGTATATTTAAAAAATTATTATTTTGATGTTTCATTATATTATATATTTATATATAAATATATATAAATATATATAAATATATATAAATGGCATTTACACGATTCCATGATGATACTTGTAGAATCAAAAAAAAATTAGAAGTTATGGCATCTTCCAGTAGATATATGTTAGATGTACCTGGAAACGGAATGAAACCATTATTTATGGACGATCCTTTTATAAGACAACAAAAATGGGGTGCGAATTTAATGACAAATAGCATAAATTTAGAAAGCGACCTTTTAGGACTATCCAGAAATTTAAATAGAGATAATTTAGATAATAATTATAAAAACGAACAAGTTAAAAGTTCTAAAATTAAATATCCTAATTCTAAATCTATGACAGAACAAACAAGAAGCACGAATCCTGCGTGGATGTTAAGAGATATAGAACATAATAATTTTAGTTATTTACAATTTAATCCGCAGGAAAACACGTGTATTCCATTTAATAATAATATTTCTTCTAGAATAATACAAAAAAATAATTTTGTATCTTGTTGTAAATTAAATTAAATAATATATATTATATATAAATATGGCAGAATTCGCAATACCTTTAATCGCATTAGGTAGTATGTATGTATTATCTAATCAAAATGTTAAAAAAGAAGAATTTGCTAATATGGGAAAAAAACAAAATTATTTACCTAACGTTGACCCAAGACCTCATAATATGAAATATCCAACTGATAAAATTAATAATAATAATATTAAAAAATATGTCAACCCAAATCAAGCAACAGATAAATATTTTAGTGAGAGTGTTTATAAAAACGCACCTAAACAGAAGAGTGATATTGGAGTTGAAAATTTAAAAGAGAATAATCACCTGTCTTTAACTGGAGGTTCTATTGATATTGATAATTTTAAACATAATAATATGGTACCTTTTTTTGGTGCTCGTATTAGAGGTCCTACTTTAGACGCCAACATAGCAGAATCAAGATTAGACAATTTACAAGGAAGTGGTTCACAGATGATAAAAAAAACAGAAACGGCACCTTTATTTAAACCACAAAAAGATATACAGAATTCTAATGGAGCACCAAATAATAGTGAGTTCTATCTTTCTAGACAAAATCCTAGTATGTATATGTCAAATATTAAACCATGGGAAGAAATACAGGTTGCTCCTGGATTAAATAAAGGGTTTAATAGTAATGGTGGTGTAGGTTTTAATAGTGGCATGGAATCGCGAGAAATGTGGTTACCTAAGAATGTTGATCAATTACGTGTTAAAAATAATCCTAAACTTTCATTCGAATTATCTGGACATCAAGGACCAGCAAATTCACATATTCAAGAAATTGCTAATTCTGAAACACAAGGTAAAGTTGAAAAATATCTTCCTGATAAATTTTTCGAACAAAGTTCTGACAGATGGTTGAAAACTACTGGTTCCGAAAAAGCACAAAGAATCAGAGCTAAACAAGAGTTAAACGATGTAAATAGAACTACAACTACAAGTGAATATTATGGTGTTAATGGTAATCAATCTAAAAAAACTTATATTAAAGGTGAATATGAAGAAACAATAAGAAAAAATTTAGCACCCACAGCAATAATTAACGCACATGCTTCAGGACAATATAAACCTGATTTAAACAGCAATAATATTAAAAGTTATAAAACATTAAGTAATAATCGTTCGACAACAAATAGTGATACATTTGGTTCTATTCAAGGATTAGTTAAAGCTATGATTTCACCAATATTTGATGTATTGAGACCAAGTAAAAAAGAGAATGTTGTTGGAAATCTTAGACAAAATGGAAATATGCATAAAAGTGTTTCAAATCACCCTATATATAATCCCGCCGATATAACGAAAACAACTATTCGTGAAATGACTACTGATAAGGTTGGTCTTAATCATTTAAATGTAAATAAACAAAACGCTCAATCAGGAAACGGATATTTGGTTTCTGAACATCAAGGTGTAGAATTACAAAGAGATAATACAAATGTTTCATATTCTGGTGTTGCGGGACCTTCGTTATCAAAAGCTACAAGAGATTATAAAGCAGAATATGAACAAAGAAATAATAATAATAAAACTTCTATCAATAGACCTAATCAAGGTGGAACACAAATGTTTAATCAAAACAATAATATTAAAATACAAAAACAAGATTGTGATAGAAATAATAATAGGTTATGGGTTAGAAACAATTCTAAAAATAATTATAATTCTACACCAAATATTGAAAGTTATAATAAAATAACTAAAAAACCTCAAAATTACCAACAAATAAATAATGATAGAATGAATCCAGAAATTCTTGACGCATTTAAGAAAAACCCATACACGAAACCTTTAAATAGTTGGATATAATATAACATTAAAATTAATAATGGAATAAATATATTTATAAAGGTGTAAATAAAAATATATTTTAATAATATAAATGATTAAAGAATACGTATTTCCATTTATATTATTATTTGTGCTTGGTTTAATTGGCGATAAATTTAAATTATTTGTTAAAACAAATAAATTAGATAATGATTATATGATGGTTCAGAAATTTTTAATAGGTAATAAGGACTTATATTTTAAATCAAAACCTATTATTTGGATACATTTAAATAATGATATCGATAATATAAAAGATACATATTTAGATTTAACAATTAAATCTATAATTAATAAATGTAATAATTCGTTTAATATTTGTTTGATTAACGATAATGATTTATCAAATCTTGTTAATTATAATATAAATTTAAGTTATGTCGGTGATCCATTTAAATCAAAGTTAAGACAATTATTAATATCTAAATTGTTGTATAATAAGGGTGGTATCTTAATTCCTTCTTCTTTCATTTGTTTAAAAGATATGGTTGATATATATAATGTAAATACGTCTAATAATATGATGTTCGTTGGTGAATTTATAAACAGATCTATATCTTCAGATATAGAAGATTTTTATCCAAATACTAAATTGATTGGTTGTAGAAAAGAATGTAATATGATGAAATTATATATTCAATATTTGGAAAAAATAATATCAAACGATAATGTAGATGAAAGTAATTTCTTAAATTCATCAGGGCGTTGGTGTAAAAAAATGATTAATAAAGGTTATATAAATTTAATAAGCGCGCAAAATATAGGAGTAAAAGATAAATATGGAAAACAAGTTGGAATTGATAGATTATTTAAAAATTCGTATATAGAATTTATTGATAATATTAATGGTATTTATTTTTCAAATAAAGAATTACTAAATAGAACATCTTTAGGATGGGTATATAAGTTATCATCTAAAGATATATTGAAATCAAATACTTTATTTGGTAAATTAATATTATTAAGTATCGCAAACATTAATATGATTTAATATGATTTAATATGATTTAATATGATTTAACCCGTTTCACATTTAAAATGTCACGTTCGTTTTCCCACACAAAAAATATAATAATTATATATATAATGAAATTAGATTGTGTATTTACTGCAGTAAATGAAAATAAATTATATTTAGATTTTATTCCGATTTTTATTAAAACTTGGAATAAATTATATCCGGATGTAGATGTTAAAATTGTATTAATCGCTAAAGATATTCCAGAAGATTTAATATTATATAAAAATAATATAATATTGTTTAACCCTATTGAAGATGTATTAACTAGTTTTACGTCACAATTTATTAGATTATTATATCCATGTATTCTTGATTATAAAAACGGGGTTTTAATAACAGATATGGATATGCTTCCTATGAATAGTACTTATTATACTAAAAATATAGTAGAATTTGATAATAATAAATTTATTTATTATCGTGATAATGTTTGTTTTGAATATAAACAAATAGCTATGTGTTATAATGTAGCTACACCAAAAATATGGAAAGATATTTTTAAAGTTAATTCTATCGATGATATTGCAAATGTTATAAAAGATACTTTTATAAAAAATACTATTAAAGAAGGACATGGTAATACTGGATGGTCGATTGACCAAATTACTTTATATAATAAGATAATGGAATGGAATAAAAAAACAAATAATTTTATTCGTCTTAAGGAAAAACAAACTCAATTTAAGAGACTAGATAGGAATACATTTGACATTGCTAATGTTAATATCAGAGAAAATATAACTTCGGGTAAATATACGGATTATCATTGCTATAGACCAATGAGTAAATATTCTAAAATAAATTGGGAATTATTTAATTTATTGCCTAGTGCCTATTCCACACTACCATTTATAAAATCCGAATTAAAATCACCTATAGGTAATGGTCTATTTGAAATATTAATCAACACAAAGGAAAATATACTATATAAAAAAAAGAAGAAGAAAATTAATTTTATCAATATAGAAAACTACAAAAAAATAATATATGGTATTAAAAGTAATCCAGTATTATGTGAATACATTTTTGAACCAGAAAAGATTTATATAGAAAATGATGGTAGTTATTATTCTTCATTTATTAAAAATAGTATACGATTATATGATATCAATTCAAATTCTAGGATAGATGATACTATATTAGATAATTTAAAAAGATCTATCCAAGACATGAAAAAAAAGTTGAACAATTATGTAAAAATAAATAAACTAAGTGGAGATTGGGCGCTTCATAACTTAATATATTGTTTAGATACTAATAAAATTTATAACGTTGATTTAGAAGGGTTTTATACCTATCCTCTTATACATGATAATGGAAATTGTGATATAAATTATTGTAATGAAAGATTTGATAAATTATTAAAAATTATGGATAAATTAAAATCAAAAATGTTCGTTTTACAAATAAATGATTTAGTATATAATAGTAATGAAATTACTATGCAAGAAAAAGTTAATGAATATTTCACTCTAATTTTATGGAATCCAACTCTTTTTCAAGCAAAAAAAATATTAGAGTATATCCCTAATATTATTGAAAAAAAAGAAATTGTAGTTCCAAAAGAATCTTTACATAATTATATTTTTGATATATACAAGTTAGACACTCGTTGCAGTCATAATATAGTATTACCACCTAAGATTCAAAAATTAAAAGAATATGATGATAAACATTTGGTTGTAAAATTTAAAATAGATAAACCACAATATACCAATAATATATGTAATCAAGCAGTTCAATTAAAAGAAATGATCCGTAGAAAATATAAATCATATATCAAAAATTATATTAAAGATATTATGATTCATGTTGCTGATAATTTTGAACAATCAAAATATATTTGGGAAAAAAAGATATATACAATAAATATGTTAAGATTACTAATTCAAGAAGCTAAAAATCCTCTAAGATATAAAATATCAAAAACAGAAAAAAATGGTAAAGATGGATGGAATACAATAAATACTATAAATGCTTATGAAAGTTTCATAGAAGGTACGGAACATTTTTTTGTATATTGGGCATCCAATCCATCGAGATATTGTTTATCAAAAGAAAAGATAACAGATAATAATTGGGAATATTATTATGATTTTTATTGCAAGGAAAGTGAGGTTGATAGAAGAATACCTATGAATATAGTAGAAAACTCACAAAAATATATAACAGGGAATAATTTTAAAAGAATATGTGATTTTTGTATTAATAATAACAAATTAGTTCCTATCAATAATAATATTCTAAAACCATTTTATGGTTGCTTTATATTTGTTCGATGCGGGCAAGAAAGATACTTTTTTAAGAATGTATTTAATTCAATAAAAACGCCATTTTATATTGTTACTCACAATTCTGATTCATCCTCACCCAAAGAATGTTATAAGTATTTAGATAATGATAAAATTATAAAATGGTATTGTAAAAATAACGATTATGATAAATATCATCATAAATTAGAATTAATACCGTTAGGATTAGGTAATACAAGAGATAAAAATATCCTACATCAAATATATGAAAAAAAAAAATCTTTTGAAAATAAAAAATATCCATATAAATGTTTAATAAGTAGTAATTTTTCAACTTACAATGGTAAAACACATTCTAGAACAATTTGTTATGAAAGTTTAAAAAATAAAAGTTTTATTGAAATTATGTCACAACGCTTAAATTATGCAAAATATTTAAAATACATATTAGATTATGGATTTATTATATCACCACACGGAAATGGATTAGATTGTACAAGAACTTGGGAAAGTATTTTATTAGGTTTGATACCTATTGTAAAAAGTTCTACACTCGATATATTGTATACAAATCTACCCGTTATGATTGTGAATGATTGGAATGAAATAACATTAGATAAATTAAAAAATTTTAAAAATAATTGTAAAATAAAAGAAAGATATGATTTACTATATACTTACTTTTGGGATAATAAATTTAAAAATGACAGAATATTTATTAACAATTATATACCTAAAATAATACATCAAACCTATAGTTCTCTAGATAATTTAAGAAGTGATTATAAAAAATATAGCGATGGAATAAAAAAATTACATTTTGATTATAAATATTATTTCTGGTCTGATGAAGATATGTATAATTTTGTTAAGATAGAATATCCTCATCTTTATCAAAATTATATGAGTTTGCCAAAAAAAATATATCAAATTGATATTTTTAAATACTTAATAATTCATAATAAAGGTGGTATTTTTATTGATATGGATTATGAATTTTATAAATCTCTATCACCTTATATTGAAAATAAGCATGTTTTCATGCCTGTTTCTCATGAGAAAGGTTCATTAAATTGTAATTCTAAACAAGGTAAATTAAATATAAATAGTAATCTACATCCTTCATCTTTATTGGGCTCAATTAAAAATTATCCACTTTGGATAGATCTAGTTGAACAAATCTTAAAGGATCAAGATTATAACAATAATAATGGTGATGCTATATTTGTTACTGGTCCACATATATTAAGTAAATTTTTATATGAAAATAGAAATAAATATGATTCATTAAATGAAAAAAATAATTATAATGTTTCAAATGAAAAATATAAAAATACAGATAAACAAGTAGGAATACATCATTGTACTGGTACATGGAGAAATAGTATAGGTGATTGCTATAAAAATGTTAAACCTATTAAACAAATTTTTGATAAACTAACAAATTATGTAGTTTTACGTGGTCATGATGATTTACACAAGAGAATACCTTTATTAAAAAATAGTGATGATATAGATATATTGCTAACAGAAAAGAATGATCTTATTAAGCTGTGTGGTAATAATATTGTTGTTATTAATAATGAACGTATAAAATTTGATAGAAGATATATAGGAGATAATTATTATGATAGTAAATGGCAACAAAATATGATCGCCACAAAAGTAAATAGACATTTCTTTTACGTATTAGATGAACAAAATAATTACTATGCTACATTATATCATAGTTTAATACATAAAGGACAAATTCATAATAAGTATGAAAAATTATATAAGAATTTTGAAAATAAACATAAATTGAATAGTGATATACTTTCAAGATATTATCAACTTTTGAAATTTATGTTAAGAAATAATTACACTTTTACGAGAGCATACGATAGGGGAGTTGGTTTTTTTAAAAATAAATATAAGTTAAACCTTTTCATTATCAGAAAAAAAGGCATGGAACGAGAAATTATAGAAAATATATTAACTCAAATAGAGAATGAATATCAAATATTAGATAAAATTTTAATAAATATCAATAATAAAAAAAAGTTTTATAGTAATTTCTATGGAAACTACGATAAACATAAAGACGATATTGAAAAAAATAATGATAATCAATGTCTTGCAATAATTACAAATAATCCAGATGATATAAACCCAAATGAATTAAAACAAAAAATAAGAAAACAATACATTAAATTTTATCCACCATTAGGTAATATAATACATTCTAGCGATTCTTCAAATGATTGTGAAAAAGAATTAGAAATGTTATTTAATGAAAATATTGATAATTTTAAAAATATAGGTACATATTATTCCCAAAAGAAGATATAAATTTAAGAAAGGGATGAACATTATTTCTTATATATTTTTGATTTCTTCCTTCTTGTTGATTCTTTCTCAATATATTTACGAGGCTCTTTAGATTGATAAGCGTATTTCATATAATTCGTAAATGAAGATTTAGGTATTTTCTTCAAAGTTTTCTTCACATGTTTCTTTAGTTCTTGGTAAGTTATTGACTTATTTTCAATTACAAAGTAGTGCTTGAATTGACTAAAGAAACTTTCTACAGCATTTGTTTTTGGTTTGTAGGGGACGCAATATAAAATTCGGTTTCCCGTATTTTCAATTACTTTTTTAATTTCTTTATTTTTGTGTGATCCGCCGTTGTCCATTATAATCAAATTATTTTTGAATTTATTCTTTATGTACTTGTTGATAAATTCAATCATTCTTAGAGCATTCATTCCACCATTTTCATACAACTCATAACCAATGATTCTTTTAGACGACATAGCACATACTAATGTATATTTCGTAAAAACCTTATTGTTTTTCGTTTTTAGGACACATCGTTGTCCTAAATTACATCTTGAATAGTTTGATGGCATCTGAGCATATACAGATGTTTCATCAATACTGATTATCTTGTTTAGGGAATATTTGTCAACAATGGAATAAAAATATTTTAGTTCTTTTTTCAAATCAATTGCTTTACCATATCTTGTTTCTGGATAATGTCTTCTTGTTGTCCTTTTTCTAGTTATGTTGTTATCACGAATAACTCGTGCTAAATGACCTTGAGAAATATCAAAATCATCGTATTTTGTTTTTATTTTAGACCACAAAATATTTATAGATAGTCCATTATTTTTTGCCAATATCTTTTTAGCATAATTGACATGTTTCTCTTTTATTTTATATGATACATTCTTTTTAGTTTTCCTTTCTATTTTCTTATCTTCGTACTCTTTCAACCATCTAATAAATGTTCTTCTAGATATTTTGAAAATTTCTGATATTTTTTCTTGCGATATGTCATTATTTAGATAATACTCTATTGCCTTGAGTCTATTGTCAGATGAATTATGATTTCCCACCATTTCTATATAATTATATGTGACATTTTAAATGTGAAACGGGTTAATATGATTTAATTATTTTGATTATCCTTTATATAATATATTATTTCGTAGTTTGAATTAAAAAATTTAATATTTTTTTTAAATAATATTCCAATTAATTTACATATCTGTCTAATTATAGTAATAAAATTATTATATGTTTTATCACGTTTTATATAAAATGTTTTTGATTTATGATAATATTCTTCAATACTATTATAAAAGTTATATATTTCATTATTAATTAAAGATTTTTTATAACAATATTTATCTATTATATAATAATTATTTTCTTTTCTACATATTTTATCTAAAAAATCTATTAATAGATTTTTACTAATGTTTTTTTTAAAAATATTAGACATACTATATTATAGTATAATATACTTATTATATACTATAATATAACGGATATATTTAAATAATATTTTTTATTATATTTTTTATTATATTATTAGTAAAAAAAACTAACTCAATTTTATCTTCATGAATATAATGAAATGTTGTAATATATTTACATATTAAAGGTATTAATTTAAACTTACAATCTTCAGTTAATATA